AGACACCCCGTGCAGTGTATTAACTGCAAGGGCAGGGTTGTTGTGCGTCTATCTCATCTTTGGGATAACGACGCAAAAGGGCATAGGTGCCAATCTTGCTGGAACAGATACATAGAAACGGAGGACGCAAAATGAAAAGGTTAGAAAAACGTAAGGCTATAGACGCACTTTCATTTCAGGTTATACTTACTAAGAATGACTTTGCTCACCTTAATGATAAGCAGGTAGAACTGCTTAGTGACTCTTTAAGCGATGCTGTAGACGTTGTTCTTAACGACTATAAGATAGACACAAAGTAGCTTGTAAATGAACAGAGAACAGTCTAGAAGGTTTAAAAGATACGCTAAGACAAGAGGAGTAGACGTGGACAACCCAGACTTAAGTATTGTGACCCACCACTACAACTCTGACTATATTCAAGTTATCACAGAGCAGAGCTCATACGTGATTGATCTTGCCAACAAGCGCGCTTTGCGTATTCCCGGCGATGATGCTTCCCACGTCGAGCATGATTCAGTGTGGTATCCTTATGAAGAGATCTATTCGTGTTCAGTGTCGTTCCCACTGCGTATGACGTGGAAAAATGGCGATGATCTCGTCATGAGAACTACCACACCTATCACAGTGGTGAATGAACTTACAGCGTCTGAGGCGTTTGCAATTGCAGGTGAACTTTAAGATGAATACGCTTATTAGTATCATTAAGAAGTATTTTGAAGCAAGCGATATGTGCCAAAAATGCGGAGGCTCACTTAAGTGTTTTCATGAAGAAGGTAACGATGCCTAAGAAGAAAAAACAAGATCTCCCCGTTTTTGTTGTCGTAGATATGCCAGAGTGGAAGACTAAGATTCTTAATGTCATGCTTTGGCTTTTACGAATTAAAGGTCAAGCATGGGTAATTGCGGTTGAAGGAACCGGCTTTACCTATGATGGCGACTACTACACAGATGATAAAACAGGACTTAAGATTTCAAGGAAGGTTGTTAATGGCAAAGAAAAACAAGCAAGTACCAACTAACTCTATTCATTACACTCCAGATGACAAGGAGCTTCGCGCTCGTGGTTACATGACCATCGACGAGTTTGTTGAAAAACTTACTCCCGGTATGAGAGACTACATGCACAAGAACTGGGGATTTACAAACGTGGATGATCTTCATCATCCAGCGGATCTAGCATCTACTGCTAGCATCTACACTGATGGGCTTTACAACTTTATTGAAACATTTGGTATTCAACCGTATAACAGGGAAGGTTTCTAGTGGACATAGCTAGCGAAAGTAATAAAAAGATTCGTCAACTCGAGTATATTGTTAATCACCTTAGCACTCGTATTGCAAACATTGCAGCTTCGTATGAACTAGAGCTTGCTTCAACTAAGGCTGAACTAGAAGAAATTAAGCGTACTGCGATGCTAGAACCAGAAGAGGTAGACTAGGTAGTGGAGTTAGAGCTATACGCTATAGATCCTAATCACCGCCCAGAAGTACGTCAGGCTAGTCATAAGCGTGACTGGATGGATGCTAGCTCAAACAAACATCCATATCATTGCATTCCTATTGTGCGTGCAAATTCCCACGGCTGGGAGATTTACTTAACTCAAGATATAGTTGTGGTGTGGGATGGAGGAGAGTCACCGGACGGTTTACAAATTATCTCTGGTCAATTTGATAAACAAAGCGGTGAGATTCTTTGCGCGTCACTTGTTGGTCATGGAGTTCTAACATTCTATTGCTGGTATCTTGTTAAGACACCTGAGCCATATAACCTTTATGTCACAGGTTCGCCAAATCACTATATTAAAGGTGCGGCTCCAGTTACAGGTGTAGTTGAAACCCACTGGGCACCATACACATTTACGATGAATTGGAAGATTAGATATAAAAATCGTCCTGTTACTTTTAAGGCAGGAACGCCTTTTGTTCATTTCTTTCCAGTTAATTCAGTTGTTCTTGAGGAATTTACTCCAGTATTTAAGGAGATAACAGAGCACCCTAACTACGATTCTTATAAGGAATGGTCAGACGATAGAGGAGCTAATCCAGAAAAGAAACATTATTATTATAAAAAAGGAACTAAACCTGACGGTTGTCCAATTGCAAATCCTGAACTACATAAGTTAAAGCTTAAACTGCAGGACTAGTCGTGTTTTTCTTCACACATTCTTGCTAGATCAGGAATTACCCAGCGCTTTCCGCATACAGCACATATCCAAGGTTTGATGCGTTCTGCATCATTCACGCTCTGCCCACCACCAGCCAATAAATGTAGCAGTCACTAAAGTTGCAAGAAACACTCCTTGAAAGGTAAGATGCGTTAGATAGTACACTACTACTTATTTTGTAACTGTATAGCCATAGGACTTTAATAATCCGATGGCAGCCATTACCTCTGCTGGTTCCTTTTTCTCTGTAGGCGCACTTGCGGTTGAAGGTTTAGCTCCAGCACCCTTAAACTTAGGGCGACCAAATCCTACAATTGAAACTTGAAGTCCAGCTTTGTTCTTCTTAAAAGCACGAAGTTGTTTGCAAACTTCTCCGCCATTTCGTTGGCTTCCTTTTTTCTTTGAAGTAGTGTTTCCTTCAATGCACCAAACAGTTCCATCTTCGTTGTCTTTTACAACAATACCTACGTGACTAATCCGGTCAACACCATCTGAAGGGAAGTCGAAATAAACGATGTCTCCTGGTTCTGGGTCTGCGATGTCTCCGTCAACCCAAGAGCCAGCCTTCTTAAATGCTTGCGCTCCTGAAGGAGTGTAAACGGTATTAGGAATCTTTACCCCTGCTTCGTTTCCACACCAGTTAACAAATGATCCACACCAAGGTTGAAAGTTAGCCTTAGTGTAAGCACCATACTTTGTTTCATTATCCTTAGGGCCTTCAATGACCCCAACCTCTGCTGTTGCAACCTCAATTAAACGAGCTGCTGTTCCTTGTTCTGCCATAGTTATTTCTCCTTAGTGACTTATTAAAATGGTGGTTGAGGCCATACTATGTAGTAAGGAAAGCCCTCTTGGTCTGTGACGTCTATTAAATCTTGACGATAACGCATCAATGCACTGCGCTGTTCTTCGTTGTAACTTTCCCAATTCTTATAGTTCTGAACTCTCTCCATTAGGTTTGCAAGCAAGCCGTCTCTAACAGAAGTTTCAATACTTATAGCCAGTTCTCTATCGTTGCCTGGTGGATGGGAATTATTGCCTGGTGGAGTAGGTAGAGGTGCAAATGGATCTTCCATTAGTTATCTACCTTTTGGCTTTGGCTTTGGCTTAGGCTTTGACTTACATCCACATGTTGCACACATATTATTTATCCCAATCTGCGTCAACAGGTTGTTCCTCTGGCATTGCGCCATCTGGCTTAGCTGCTAAACGCGCAGCGGTTGCATCAATCTCTGCCTCAAGCTTCTTATCCGCTTGTGTGTTCTTGGCGTCCATTTCCTTATTGGATAGTTGAGCCTGCATAATATCCTTAGCGCCAGACTGTCCAATTAGTAAACCTGCAAGGGTTCCTGTAATGAATGTTGCGACGCTTCCTAGCACGTTAAAGAACATCTTGTCGTTCTCTGACTGTGCACCTACTGGCTGTGTAACAAAAACAAGGGCGTAAAGAATTCCCATTGTTGTGAACAATAAAATTGTTCCAAGTATAAGACCAAGTGTAAACTTTAATCTCGCGTCTAAGTCAGCCGCTGAATATCTAAATTTTTCTTTACTCATTTGGTGTCCCTTCAGTTTTTGTTGTTTCTGGTGCTAAAGGATCATATCCGAGTAGATCTGCTGTGCATACACCAGTTGCTTTACACTCTGGCATTACACACTCCTTTGCTCCCCAGTTTACAGGATCCTGGCAATGATAACGGTAACTGCCTTGATACCCACATCCTGATAGTAATAATAACCCAAGTGCGGCTGAAGTAACAGCCACTACGGTCTTCTTGTAGACCTTTTTCTTATCTGCCATCGCGCTTCTCCCTGGAAGTGTCGTACCCTCTCCCCAGAGGTGTTAGATAGTTATCCTATCACTTAAGAAGCAAACCGTCTTGAGCGTCTTAGTAGTCTTCGCTCTCTTTCTGTTGTTCCTCCCCAGATGCCCATCTCTGCGTTGTCTATCGCCCAGTTTAGACAAGGGGTCTTATAAGGGCAAGTTTTACATATTTTTTGTGCCATTCTCATTTCTTCCCAGGTGGTGTTGGCCATACCCTTCTCCGGAAAAAATGCCTCTGGATTTGCTTCGGAGCACGGTGGGTTTCCCTCATTTATAAAGTTTGGAAATCTACCTACAAACCCGTGAACCTCACTATAGCTCCTGCGTCGCCTTTGTACATCTGTGTCTTCAGTCTCTTGATCCAAGCGCATCTTCCCCTATCTACGCGAACTATAAAAACCTGGTCCCTTAAAGATTATTGCTGAGCTACTATATACACGTTGTAAATCATTTGTACATATCTCGCATGCAGAGCCTACTACTGTGTCCTCCTGCGCCATCGGGCGCTCGTCAATATACACATGCTTGTTCTCACAAGTGTATTCGTACACCGCCATAGTTACGCTAGTCGTGCGCTAACTGACTTATCTACTGTTGCAGTAAGTGTTGTCGTATCAGTTGCAATTGCGGCTGAAAGTGCAGCCTCGTATGATGCAGCCTCTACCTCAGTCTGGTAGTTCTTTGACTCGGTGATGTATACAGTATATGTTGCCATCGTTCCTCCTAGTTATAGTTGCAGTAGTTACTGGTTGTCTTTAATAAGTTTAAGTAATTTAATTTTATCTGGTCTAAAACCGCTCCAGTGATTTTCTCCACTTATTACAACTGGCGCACTCTTATACCCCAAGGAAGAAACAAGTTCGTAGGCTTCCTGATTCGTGCTTAGATCAACAGTCGAGTAGTTGATTTCGCCTTCTTCAAGATATCTCTTAGTTGCATTACACTGCGGGCAGTCTGGCATTGTGTATAAGACTGTTTTCATGCATTATCCTTTATTAGTCTAATCTCACAGGCGTCCGTTGTGCAGTACGCTTCTCCAACAGCATCAGCGGCCATACCTGCGTACACACCAGCAAAGTCAATTGGAAACAACTTCATCCTTGCATCGTCATAGGTCTCAGCGGTGATCTGAGTGTATGGCATCTGTGGATATGTGAAGTTACCCTGTGGCAGGAACGAAACGGTCTTTAATTGGCCGTCATACATGTGTAATACGGTTCCCACATGCTCTGCTTCTTTTTCACTATCAAATGATACGGTAACTGATACGGAGTTATCTGACCAATATCTTTGCGCGGTTGCAGCAAGGTTCATCTTCTCAAAGATTGTTACGTCCTTCTCTGAGCGACGCGCACCTGACTTAATAGGGAAGAATACCACTGATGTTGTTTCTGGTGACTCTGACGCAGGCTCAACGCGATAGTTTGCCATCTTAAACAGTGGCAACATCGGGTCAGAGTTAGCAAAGCGAATTGCGCGGTCAAAGTACTCCCCACCAACTGTCCAGTGAACTCCTGGTGACTCACCTGCAAGAATTGAAACTGTTCCTGATGGTTTAACTGTTGTCATCTTGATTGACTCACGAATACCAAGCCACTCTGAATAAGTGTTGTCGTATTGTTTGATGTGCTTGTATCCTTCGTCCATCCACTCACGAAGAACTGGAAGACCCTTTGTGTCTGCAAAGTTTGCTACACCTGAGATAGAAGTACCAATACGGCGATTGCGTTGCATGATTGCGTTGGTCTCTTCCCAGTGTGTAGGAAGTAGTGTTACAGTCTTAGCGTATAGATACGCGAACTTAAGCGTGCGCTTAAAATCTTCTAAATCATCGTGACGGTTTAGATATGTCTCAACGAGTGTGCAGCACTCGTATGATTCCAATGACTGTTCAGCGCAAGGGTTATACCCAGCCACGCGATGATCTTTGTTGTTAATTGGATCAGCAAGACGTCCATACTTACGTGACATATCTAGCCAGATAACACCAGGTTCTCCGTTGCGGGCAATGCCTTCAACAATCGGGTTTAAGTCAGCGCCAACGTATGCTTCAACAGAGTTGTTTGACATCCAACCCCAACCAGGCGCTGCAGGGTCGTATGAGTTACGCTCGGGATAGACCTCGGCGTTCTTTAAGTTTAGAAAGTCAGCATCATCAATTCGACCAATAAGTAGCTCAGCGCTACGGCGAACATTGCCACTAACCACGCACACACCAATAAGATTACCGATGTCAGCAATATCCCTACGAGTAATCTTTTCACCTGCACGCCCCTTAAATATCTTATGAATATAGTTATGGAGTTTTTCTAATGGTTCGTGTCCTGCTGCTGTTCCTCCGAAGGTTTTGATTGGAGTGCCTGCTGGGCGTACTTGCGAGTAGTCAAATAGTGGAGTCTTCTGATCTGGTCGTAGGTAAGCATTGACGATGAGCGAGAGAGATTCAACCCATCCTTCTCTGGTATCTGGGACGACATATGTTTCCTCTCCTTTCGGCTCGTATATTGTAAAGTCTTTGTCTGCACCTTTATCGTCAAATCCTACACCAACACCAAGCATTGATGCTTCCATTAGAAATGCAAATGGACGTGCAGGGTTTGCCTTTGTCATTTCCATTGTTGAAACAAATGCACAGTTTTGTAGTGCTGCAGAGTTACGTTGCGCGTTGACGAGTGGTGTTCCCATAACCCATAGACCACGTCCTGGTGGTGTCCACTTTAAGTTGAACATGCGCTCAAATGCTTCCTTAGCAGACGCCTGCGCACGTGAATCATTCCATGGTAATCTTTGACTCTTGCAGTGATCCTTTTGTATAGAGTACATGCCCTCAATAACTCGTTGACATACATCCACCCAAGTTTCCTTGGTGCCGTCTTCTTTTAGTCGAGAGTAAGTACGAAGAAAAGTAATCTCTCCAACGGAGTTTCCAGCAGCGTCTGTATAACCAAATGGTGCCTTCTTTCCTTTATATCCTGAAACAAACTCTTCATTTAGACGAAAAGAGAAAAGGCTCACGCTACACTCCCATATTTTTGTATTAGTTGACTAAAGTTTAGATAACAGATTATACCTAGTTTTGTACTAGTGTGTAAACCCAGTCTAGCCTAAAAATAAAGCTTCATAGATTTCTTTACAGGTAGGACATACCTTAAACTTCTCTGGATCACGGGAGGGTACCCACACTTTCCCACACAAGGCAATTACTGGTGTCCCGTTGATATATGCTTCAGCGACGCTGTCCTTATCTACATAATGTGAGAATCGGTCGTGGTCGCCGTTATCAGTGCGTATATCTGCTTTAGTCTCTTCAGAGGTGTCTATAAAGCCCATGGTCATATTATAATGTACTCAAGACAAGACGTAATACAAAAGGAGAAGCCCTATGGCACTGCACAACCATATCCTACTAAATGGGTATGTCACTAATCCTCCAACAAACGAGGAAGAAACAATTGAATGGATGAAGCAACTTGTATCAGATATTGATATGAAGATCATTCAAGGTCCATACGCTTCGTATGTTAGCAAGGAAGGTAACCGAGGTCTTACTGCTACAGTAATGATTGAAACCTCGCATATCGCCTTGCACGTATGGGATGAAGAACAACCTGGTCTTATTCAGTTTGATCTTTACACATGCTCTACTCTTCCTGTATCAATTGTTCTTGACAGTCTTAATAAGTACATGGGACTTGAAAAGTATTGGTACATGGTAATGGAGCGTCGTAATGGATTCAATATTGTAGAGACTCATACCTTTGACTAAAAAACAATCCACATTCTCTGACGAGGAGTTGCAGTACCTTCGCGGTACTCATATTCTTATCGCAACTCCTTGTTATGGGGAGATGTGTTCTTCGTATTACATGCGCTCAATGACTGGCTTATTTGCGTTTGCAGCACAGAACAAGATATCTATGGGGCTTCAAACGATTGGAAATGAAAGCCTTATCACGCGCGCTCGTAATCAA